CCACGGTTAGCTGCATGGGCAGGCAACGAGCTTGCTATACGAGTCACGCCAGCAAACGAACTACGAGACTTAGATACGTACGAAGGCGACGAAGATTTGTATCCTCACCAGCGCGCTGGAGTTGCATTTCTTTCGCAAGCACGCCGTGCGTTACTGGCCGATGAGCCTGGCCTTGGTAAAACAGCACAGGCAATCCGTGCTTTAAAAAAGCTTAAAGAAACTGAGCAAGTATTTCCTGCTCTTATCGTTTGCCCAAACACGCTAAAGAAAAACTGGAAGCGTGAGTTTGCGATGTGGTGGCCAGACGTAAAGGTTCAAGTGATCTCTGGATCTGCATCGCAGCGCCGAGCGCAGCTTGAGACAGAAGCTGATGTATTCGTTATTAACTGGGAATCCCTCCGCGGCCACTCTCGCCTAGCACCGTACGGTTCAGTCGCTCTGGCGCGATGCCCAGAGTGTGGCGGTCACGATGAAAAAGTAACTGAAAACCGCTGTGAAGTCCACTTACGCGAGCTGAATAAAATTGATTTCAAAGCCGTAGTAGCTGACGAAATTCACAGGTCTAAAGAACCTAAGTCAAAACAAACTCGTGCTCTGTGGGCAGCCACTGGCAACGCAGACATTCGGTATGCGATGACTGGTACACCAATTGCAAACAACGTACTTGACCTTTGGGCAATTCTTCACTGGCTATCGCCAACTGAATGGCCTAGCAAGACGCGATGGATTGATCGTATGGTTGACACAATGCTTAACGCTTTTGGGGGAATGATTGTCATCGGCGTAAAGCCGCACATGAACGATGAGTTCTACGCTGGAGTGCATCCTCGCATGCGCAGAATGCTTAAAGCACGAGTGCTTCCATGGCTTCCGCCGGTCCTACGCGAACGCCGTGACGTTGAGATGTCAACTAAGCAAAAGAAAGCATATCAGCAAATGCGCGATACAATGATTGCTGAGCTCGAGGTTGGCGAAGCAGTAGTTGCGCCAAGTCCGCTTACGCAGACAACACGCTTGCTTCAATTTGCTAGCTCTTTCGCTTCTATAGATATAGACGAATTGACAGGCCAAATGAAAGTACTGCTATCTGAGCCTTCATGCAAAGTTGATGCGCTTATGGATGACATTTCAAGTGGCGACTTCGGCGATGACTCTGTAGCAGTTTGCGCAGTATCGCGGCAGCTCATTGAGCTTCTCAGCACAGCAATGACAAAAGCTAAAATCCCGCACGGATTGATCACAGGTGCGCAGAATGAAGACGAACGTCAACAAGCGGTTGATGATTTTCAGTCTGGAAAGATTAAGTGGATCCTATTTACAGCCCAGGCTGGTGGTGTCGGCATCACGCTTACAGCAGCTCGCAGGCTCGTAATGCTTCAGCGTCCTTGGTCACTGGTTGACTACAAGCAAGCTCTTGACCGTGTACACCGCATCGGTAGCGAAATACACGACAGCATCGTCATTATGGACTATGTTACCGAAGGAACTATTGAAGAACGAGTTATTCAAGTGCTTGACAGCAAAGCTGACAACTTCGAGAATATCGTAAGAGACAAGGCACAGCTAATGAAAATGCTACGAGACGAAAAGGCAGGGATTTAATGACAGAGTTTAACGTCACTGATGGTGTTATGGGTGTTCCAGTAGAAATTGGAATAAAGAAACCACTAAAGATTTCTAACTCAGAAATCCAGACATTTAAAGATTGCCGTCGTAAGTGGTGGCTTAACTACTATCGTAGGCTTCAACCACAAAGCACTAACTTCACTGGTGCTCTTGCACTTGGCTCTAGAATTCACGGCGCTCTTGATATGTACTACTCAACAGACACTCCTCTTCTTGACGCGCACGCAACGCTTGTTGCTCGTGACAAGCAGTTGTTGATTGATAGCTTCCGTGACACTATGGATCTAGACACTGAAGCCGAGCTTGGCCGCATTATGCTCGAAGGATACCTTCAATGGGTAGACGAGAACGGCATTGACGCAGAACTCGAGATGATTTCTACTGAAGAGATTATTGCGATGCCGATGTTTGATGGTGAAGTGATACTTCAAGGAAAGCTCGATATGCGAGTCCGTCGCAAAGGCGATGGAGTACGCATGTTTAGAGACTTCAAGACAGTTGGCGGATCGTTCACTGAGTTCGCATCTCTTGCGCACATGAACGAACAAATCTTGACGTACATGCTTCTTGAAGCTGCACAAAACGCTGAAGGAGAGCGCAGCGAAGGCGGTATATTTACAATGCTCAAGAAAGTGAAGCGTACTGCTAACGCAAAGCCTCCTTTCTACGAGCAAATTGAAGTTCGGCATAACACATTCGCTCTCAGATCATTCTGGTCGCGAATACATGGCACGGTTCGTGACATGCTTATAGTGCGCAAAGCGCTTGATGATGGCCAAGACCATCACAACGTAGCGTATCCTCGGCCTAGCCGAGACTGTAAGTGGAAATGCCAATTCTTCGCCATTTGCCCACTGTTTGACGACGGAAGCGCCGCCGAACAAGCAATTGCCGAATTGTATGTGGTCGATGACCCGTACGGTTACTACAAACCAACAGAGCTAAAAGGAAACGAGTGACAATGTCAAGAGTACAACGTTCATTGACCATGATGGTCTACGGAGAATCTAAGGTAGGTAAGTCTACATTTGCGGTGACAGCACCGTACCCAAGACTGATGCTTGACGTAGAGGGTGGACACAGGTTCCTTCCCATCAATGTCAAGTATTGGGACCCACTACGAGAAGAGCCGCCTGTCGCAGACGGAACATGGGACACATGCGTCGTAAACGTAATTGAATACGACACTGTTATCAAAGCGTACCAGTGGTTGCAACTTGGCAAGCATCAGTTTAAGTCGTTGATCATTGACTCAGTATCTGAGCTTCAAGTAAAGTGCGTTGATAACATTGCTGGAAAGAATCAAATGCAAATGCAGCAATGGGGCGAGCTTCTTCGCCACATGGGAGCGCTTCTTCGAGATTTGCGCGACCTCACAATGCATGCAACTAATCCACTTGAGGCAGTTGTTCTTACAGCAATGGCCAGACAGGGGCAAGACGGCAGATACCGTCCATACTTGCAAGGACAACTTGCAATTCAAGCCCCGTATTTCTACGACATCCTTGGCGCTATCACCGTTGAGGAATTTCCAAACCCAGATCCTACGCAGCTTCCAATAAAAGCACGTAGGATGCACGTTGAGCGCACCAACCAGTACGAAGCTGGTGAGCGAGTTCAGGGTAGGCTTGGAAAAGTAGTAGAACAACAGAACTTAGGCATAGAGGCGATGCTTGACATCGTCTTTGGGCCTCGTCCTGCTTCAGAAACCAAATAACAACAAACACAGAAAGACACGGTAAATACCATGAGTACACTCAATTGGGGAGACCTAGTTAAAGAAGCTGGCGATGTCGGCAGCTATGATCCACTTCCAGACGGTGACTACGATCTTGCAATCGTAGAAGGCGTCGCAAAGACAACGCAATCAGGAAAAACAATGTTCGCAGTTAAAGCACAGGTTCAGACAGGCGCCCACATGAAGCGTCTCGTCTGGGACAACTTGGTTGTCTCAACCGACAACCCAACTGCGCTTGGAATCTTTTTCCGCAAAATGAATGCGCTTGGTCTTAACCGCGATTTCTTCGCAACAAGCCCAACCAACGCTCAAATTGAGCAAGCACTCAAGGGACGCACATTCCGTGCGCAAATTGGGTCACGCACTTGGCAGGGTCAAAAGAAGAATGAAATCAAGTCATACTACAGTGCAGTTGCGTCAGCACCTGTTATTGCAGCGGCGGCAGCTCCTGCTCCAGCCCCTGCACCGGCTCCTGCTCCAGCACCGGCCCCAGCGCCTGCTCCTGCAGTTGCACCGGCACCAGTTGCAGCAGCTCCTGCTCCAGCAGCAGCACCAGTAGACATCAACACACCGCCAGTCGCTCCTTTCTGATCACTAGATCATAGGAGTTTGTCGTGTGATGCGGCATAGACGGAACGTGTTTACTACACTTATATTTATTTGTGTAGGCACACCGTTTATGCCGCATCCGTGATATCATTTCTAATACGACACAGCGAAACAAGGAGAGTGTATGCGGGTAGCGATACTTGAACCAGAGCCAGGAGTAAAAGGCCCAACGGCTTGGGCTTTCAGAATGAGATATGGATTTAGAGAACTAGGTCACGAGTGCGACGTAGTTTCTTTTACAAAGAGTGGAAAAGTCAGATCATCGTGGGGAAAGCCTCAACCAGGCGGCCGATGGTGGAATGAAGCGCCAGACGTAGTTGTCAAGAGCGCTAACCTTGTCGAGTTGCTAGATAAATACGACATGGTTGTTCTTCCAGAAATCAAAGTCCCTTTGCACGACAAAATGGCAATCAAAGCAGGCGAAGATGTCATACCTGAGTACGTTGATGCGCTTCTTCGCACAAAAGCTAGGTGGACAACTTCATTACACGGATCTTTTTACCCAGCGAGCACAATTCCGTTTGTTCCACGTTTGCTCGAGGCTGAAAATAGAGGCAGCATGCTCGTCACAATGAGCGACGACTCAGCTACGGATAGCAATGATCTATTCAAAGGAATGAAATGGATCAAAGGATGTATGCCGTTTCTTCCAAGCTTTGCGATTGATGACCCAATTCCGCAGGAAAACATTGTAGGAACATCTGGAAGATTTATCTACAATAAAGGACAGCCGTTAATTGCTCTTGCAGGCGCACAATTGCCAGAAGACATTGTGGTTGAGATATGGGGATCGTGTTCAGTAGGGCTAGGTCCTTCACCGACGTACATTACGTATGAACAACTTCGCGACAATTTTGGCGCTAAAGTTATCCGCTATGCTAAGCAAGCAGACATGGATAGGCCAGATGGACGTAAGGATGGAAACATAATTACTCCGTACGCTTGGGACGCACGGATTCCAGGA